TTGTCCAGGAAGTCGACTTCGGTCAGTCCGGCAATGTCGTTCTTACTCTTCTTTTCCTTCTTCCGGTCTCCACGTTCGCGTCGTTCGCCTCGATCACGGCGCTTTCCCTCGTCGCGTTGGCCTTCTCCTGCAGGCGGCGCGTCAGCCGTGGCTGGCGCAGGTTTAACGCATTGCTTCGCCAGGCGTTCGCGCAGCGTGGTGAGCCGATCCAGTTCGTCCAGCTCGCCCTTGGTCAGGGTGTCGGTCTTCTCCAGGAGAAGGGTGATGCGCCGGCTGCAGGCGGTCAGCGGCTCCTCATCTGTGAGCATGTCCTCCCACCCGCCTTGGCGGATCCAGTAGTAGACGATCCGAACGTGGGGCAGGTTGAGTTGCGCCTGAATTTCCTTGGCCTTGTGGCGGCGCAGAAACAGGCGTTTGGCGGCTTCTTTAACTTCGGCTGAATAGAACATAGGCCGCAGTCTATGCGGCGAAAACCCGGAAAACGTGCAGTTAAAATCCGCGTTCCTCCTAGATATCGAAAATAGGAGAGAGGCAAAAGTTAACCGTTTGTTCGGAGGTGGCCACGTCCCTATCTTGGGGCCTCACATCACCGATTGAGCGCAGTACATGCCCCGTTCCCTTGTCTCCTATTGGAAGCGCGTAGCCACCAGCGGCCCGACCGTCGACGGCCGCGAGATCCTGCCCCAGGAACTGCGCGATATCGCTGAAACCTACGCACCGTCGAAATATACCGCCGTTATTTGGAGCGAACACGAACGCTGGAGCGGTTCTCACGGCACGGTTTTCGCCGTACGCCTTGTAGAAGACGCCGACGATTTGGATCCCGGTCAGGTTGCCCTGGAAGCGCAGTTGAAACCGAATCAGAAGCTGCTTTGGCTCAATGACCAAGGCGAAAAACTTTTCTCCAGCATCGAGATCTGGCCGAACTTCGCTGGCACCGGGAAAGCTTATTTGACCGGTCTGGCTGTAACCGACGAGCCCGCCAGCCTGGGCACCCAGGAACTGTACTTCTCGCGCCGTACCAACAAGGCGACCTACTACGCGGCGTCTGTCGAGCTAGGCCGTCTGGGCGACACGGAGCCAGAAGGTGAAGGCGAGCTGGGCAAGCTGGCCACCATGTTCGCCCGACTCTTTAAGCGCTTCGCTGTCGACGAGCAGCAAGCGGGCGGGTCTTCCGACTCGTCCGAAACCACAAACGAGAGCAAACCCCCAATGGATGAAGCCACAGCCAAGGCGCTGCAAGGCCTGCTTGAACAGGGGCTGGTCGTATTCGCCGGCATCCAAACCATCATCGATGGCGCCGCCGAAGTCGCGCCGGTCGTTGACCAAACCCCAGTCGACGACGTTCAGGCGGCTGTCGACGGCATCGTGACCACTGCCGAGGAAGAGAAGCAGCTGAGCCGTCAGAACGCCGGCAACCAGGCTTTGGCGGCTAGCGTTGCCCGCATGGAAAAGCAGTTTAACCAGCTGCTTAACACCTCTAACGGTCGCGTTGTGCCACGTACTACCGGCACGTCGAATGACAAGAAGCGGGTACTCTGACATGGCCCATGCACTGAGTAACCACGGGGCGAAAATGTTCGCCCAGCTGCAGCTGGATATCGCTGAGACCTACGGCGTCGATACGGCTGTCCGGATGTTCAACGTCGAACCGTCAGTGGCCCAGGAGCTGAACGACGCGATCACTCACCAGGCCGACTTCCTGGATCGCATCAACGTCGTCCTGGTAAGCGAGATCAAAGGCCAGAAGGTGTTTCTGGGCACCAATGGTCCGGTAACTGGCCGTACCAACACCAAGACCACCGACCGCGAAGCTGTCGATGCGTCGTCGTTGGACGATGACACTTACGAGCTGTCGGCAACGGAATCTGACGTCAGCCTGGCTTACGCGAAGATCGACGCCTGGGCGAAATTCCCAGAGTTTCACGCCAAGTATTCGGCAGCCGTGCAACGTCAGATCGCGCTGGATCGCATCATGGTCGGTTTCCACGGCACACATGCGGCTGTGCAAACTGACAAGCTGCAGTACCCACTTCTGCAGGACGTGAACACGGGTTGGCTGGCGCAACTGCGCGTCAAAGCCCCTGCCCAAGTCATGGCCGAAGGCAAGGTTGCTGGCAAAGTCACCATGGGTGTAGGTGGCGACTATGCCAACCTCGACGCCTTGGTACACGACGCCAAGCAACTGGTCGACGAGCGCTTGCGTGAGGGCGGTGACCTGATCGCAATCATCGGTTCGGATCTGCTGGCGGCCGACAAGGCCAAGCTGTACGCCAAGCAAGGCAGCACCCCAACCGAAAAAGAACGCATTGAGTTGGCCCAGGTGATTTCCACCTATGGCGGCCTGCCGTCCTTCAACGTGCCGTATTTCCCGGTCGATGGCGTTCTGGTTACCAGCTTCGACAACCTGTCTATCTACGTCCAGGACACCAGCTGGCGTAAGCAGACCATCGACAATCCGAAGCGCAGCCGCGTCGAAGATTACAACAGCCGTAACGAAGGCTATGTGATCGAGCAGCTGGAAAAAGCCGGTCTGATCGAGAACGTCGAAGTCTTGCCGGATCCAGAAGTGGTGAAAGCGTGAGTTTGGCACTGGCGCACAAGCGCCGCGTGATCGCCCAGGGCTCAGCGGCCGCGTCCGCCAGTGCCACCCCGGCGACCTATTCACCTGCTGCCGCCCTCAACAGCCCGGCCAATGCGCAGAAGCACCTCAAACTGATGGAAGTCGCGCTGGCCGGTGACCTCGATCGCCTGCACCAGTTGAACAGTCTGGACCAGCGTCAGCAGCTCAAGCGTTCCGAGCTGCTGCCCAAGTACCAGGACTACGTCACCCGTTACCGCGAGTCGGGGCTGAACTTCCCCAACCAGGTACTTGTGTACGTCCTGATCTGGCTGTTCGACACCGGCGAGTTTGTCGCAGGCCATGAGCTGGCGGACTTCGCTATGTCCCAGGGCCAAGAGCTGCCGGAACGCTTCCGCCGCGATATCCCGACATTCGTTGCTGACGCCGTGATCGAGTGGGCCGAGGCTGAGGAGAGAGCGGGGCGCAGTCCTGAGCCGTATGTGACAGATCTGCTGCCTCGGGTTGACGGCGAATGGAAGCTGTTCGAGCGCATCCCGGCTCGCTACCACCGACTGTTGGGCTTGCTGGCCATGTCTCGCAAGGACTGGGCGGCGGCGGTGACACATCTGGAGCGTGCCGAGGTTCTGTACCCGGAAATCCGCGTTGAAACCCGCCTGAAAGGTGCCCGCAAGGCCTTGGCCAAGCAACAGGCCCAATCCAGCGACCCGACGACCGCTGCAATCGCCACGCAGCTGGATGTCGCGCAGCAGGCGACTGATACCGAAGAAGACGCCGGCGACGGCACCGAATAACCGACTACCCCCTGCAGGGAGCTGCCACGGAACGACCAGGTCATTTATGACCCCCGGTCTGCCCCGAAGCCGCACCTGCCCTATTTGAGCGTCCAGCAATGAGCGGCTTTTCAGGTAAACCCACCACCTTTGTGGATCAGGCGATCGAGAACGACGGCTTTTGGCCGGACCTCTCCGTGTCTGAATTCCAGAAGGCGTACCGCCTGCCGGCGGAATACCTGGTCGACATGCTGGACGCTGACCTAACCATGGCCATTCACGAGGTAAACCTCGACCTGGCTGCGTGTAAAGCGCGCTGGCAGGGCGCTGGAGTGTCAAGCGTTGAGTCTGCAGACACCACCGTCCTGCCGGAGCGCACCTTTAAAGTCGATCTGTACAAGCGCGCCGTCTACTGCCGCGCCAAGGCCAGCTTGCTGACCCAGTTCGCAACCGTCACCCGCCGCGACTCTGCCGAGAACACCGGCAAGGATCTGCCCGAGCGCTCCGACACCTTTCTGGCGTTCAGTCAGCAAGCCGTGCGAGCTATCCAGGGTCGCGGCCGCATCACTGCGAGGTTGCTGTGATCAAGCTCCGGGCGCTGACCGCCTACCTCATCGAACGCCAGCTGGTGGCCACCGAGCAGCTCGACAGCTGGACCGATCAGGTGCAGGTCGACCTGCTCTGGAAGCCCGACGAAAAGGGCATGTACATGGGCGACCTGAACTACACCGCCACGATCTCCTTTGAGCGTTTCGCCGATAGCCCTGCGCGTCTGATCGCCCTGGTGGGCAGTTGGCTGGAAGCGAATGACGAAGATCGTGCGGACCTGGCGGCGCCGACGTTTGCCATCGACATGCTTGACGACGACCTGGCCGACGTCGACCTGACCCTGCAGTTCAGCGAGCCGCAGTACCTGGCTGAGGATCCGACCGGCGAGATCGAGGTTTACGGCAAGCGCTGGTCAGCGGTCCCGTTTGAGCTGTGGGTCGCCGAGAGCGGCGAGGTGGTACGCAATGACAGCGTCTAGCCCACTTAGCATCGACATTCGCGGCCTTCTGGGTGCCGAAGATCTGTTGGCCCTGTTGGAGCTGCCACCGGTAAAGCGCCGGCGTCTTTTGAACAACGTCAGCAAGCGTGTGCGCAGTCTCAGCCGTGGCCGTGTTCGCAACCAGACCAACGTCGACGGCACGCCGTTCGCGCCCCGTAAGGACCCGGCCAAGTCGAAAAAGAGGATGGAAAGCGGCCTGGCCAAGCTCCTCGATGTCGTGAAACTGACCGACCAAGAGGCCGAATTGGGCTGGCGTAACCGCCTGACCCGGTACGTCGCCGCGCAGCAGAACAACGGCGGCAGCGAGCGCGTCACCGCGCACCAAATGCGCGAGCTGAGCAAGGT